AAGGTAGCGAGCAGATTCAACAAGAAATACGCACAGGATAAGTGCCCTATTTGTCTTGCAGTGCATCACAATTTCATCTAGGTTTCCGACAAAGAGTTGGCGTGTTATTACTGTGGTATTATATTCCTTAACAAAGAGACTCGTGATGGTATGCTGCGTGCCAGCAAAGAGATGCAGATTAAACAAGGGAAGGACTCAAGGACTTTCGTGTGTGACTGTGGGTTCGAGAGTAAAACCAACGCAGGACTAAAGGCACATCAGAGGAAGTGTAAGTGATAACTCAGGAGTCAGCAGTCCAACTTGCGACTGTATTCCAGCATATAGCGAACTGTAAGAGCACACCACAACTAGAAGCTCTTCTGAAGATGGACTATAATATAGTAGGTGCGTTCGCAGGAAATCAATCTGGAAAGAGTTGGAGCTTCGCTTACATGTATTTCTTGAGGATGATGGGGATTCACCCTGTCGAGAGGTTAAATAAACTTACTCGCAAAATAAGGTGTCTTTCTCCGAGTCTACCCATCCCTGGTGGAAATGAGGAACAGACGAACACCCAGTACATGGAATTCAAGAGAATGATTCCTCCTGAGTTGATTGTAAAAGACATCACAGCTCGGAGTACAAACCTTGTTATCCGCAAACCAGACGGAAGTAACTGTGTACTGGAGTTCAGAAGCACAAATCAGGAGATGCAAGTTTTAGGTAGAATTCAGCTAAGTTCCTGTTGGCATGATGAAGAGTCCCCTAAGAATGTTCGAGAAGAGTCTAAGATGCGACTACTTGCAGAGTCTGGTGATGAATGCTTCTCCTTAACGCCGACAAATGCCTTGAGTTACACGTACGATGAGGTGTGGCAACGAGCAGGAGAGATATACAGGACTCCTTGTATACAAGCTAAATTTAATCTTCCTGAACGAGAAGTACACCAGAAGGGGACAAGTATAGGGTGTGTCCAAATGGCTACAGATGACAATCCTACGCTCGATATAGAGACTATTGACTTTATATTTGAAGATATAACAGACCCTGATGAGTTAGCACTAAGAAGGTACGGTGTATTCAAGCAGATTTCAGGTAGGGTGCATAAGACGTACGACCCTGCTGTAAACTATATAGATTTAAGAGAGTACTTTAAAGATGAATTATAATATACCCCATAACTGGCTGTTTTGTATTGGTATTGACTACCATGAGAGTAGAACACCGTGGAGTATTGTATTCATGGCGTGCTCTCCTACTGATGAATGGTTTATCTTCCAAGAACTACACCCTGCTATTGATGGGTCTAATGCTTATACCACATACGAGATAGCAAAGCTAATCTTAAGAAGGTGTGGGGACTATAACTATCAAGTGTGCTTAATTGACCCTTTGGCTAACAAAAAACAAGCAAATACAGGAACAAGTGCTACAGAAGACCTGAATCTTGCATTAAGACAGATACGTGAGGACACTGGATTAGGATGTGATATGTTCTTTGAGGGGTGGGATACAAAGGGAACTCATGGGAGAAACCAGGTGTCAATGAGATTTAAGAACGGAGTCCGTTGTGGTAGACCATTCAATAACTTATTCAAGAAGCACGGTAAATTAAAGAGACTTCCGACGCTTTGGGTATCACATGATTGTCCTAAAGTAAATAAATCAATCATAAACTGGAGTTACGGTGAGTACGTCACCGCTGCTGTTAAGGCGGTTAATGACCCGAAACCAATCCCGAAACAGAAGAACTCCCATGACTGTATGGCAATAGAGTGTCTTGCTAAAGATGCAAGAGTCCTCAGAGCTGCACATTTGATAAACAATCCACCAAGACAAGCTGTCGGAAACAGGCGTAGTATCACAGGACGTTAACACTATCTTAACACAATGTTAATATTTACTTGACAACTATATCACAATGTGATACAATTAAAATGAGAGGATGTATGGAAAATATGTTTTGCCCCAATATGAAGGTTCCTTCAAGGGATTACAAAGCAGGTTGGTACAGAAGTTTCAAGGGATACCCCGAAGTAAATGATTCAGTATGGGGTCTTCTTCAAACTTTGAGGCGAAAACCTAAACAGTTACTTCTTTTCTTTTTAGAACACGTAACTGATGATGCTGAATACGCTAATTTTTTAACAATGGAAATTCTAACAGATACTTGGGAACGAGATGAACGCTAAAAAAGAGTCTAAAGAGAAACACGAGACAACTTCTTGGGAAGATTTAGTCTGTGACCAAGTGCTCACAGAATGGGATAAAGGAAAATCATACGTAAGTGACCTGAATGACCTGTTTGACGACATTTATGCCATGTTCAGGGGTGAAAGACCTGAAAAAAACTATGATTGGCAGTCTAATGTAGTTGTAAACAAGACATTTCAGATAGTATGGACTGCTGTTCCGTACCTTGTTTCGAAGATTTTTGGCGGATCACCTATAATTGGAATTAAATCCTTCGATAAAAAGGGTGCATGGCAAAGGGAACAGATACTTGAATTCTGGAATAAACTCCAAGGAGTAAAGAATTCAGACCATATACCGTACTTTTTGATTATAGTTTCTATGTTAATCCGTAATGTACTAAATGGAATGTGCATTATGAAGAAGACATGGAACCAAAAGATTGAGACTGTAAACGGTAAAAGGATAGCAGTAGAAGATTATCCACAGAATATTGTCTTGAATAACCGTGATGTTGTTTGGGATTGGGCATTATCTCCAGAGCAAAGCATCAGACAGGGTAGATTTGTTATTCATAGAAGCATAGAAGATTTAGGTTCACTGTACGCAAGTGGATTGTACAAAAACCTTGATCAGATTAATCTTGAGCAAAACCCTGAAAAAGAAACAGCAAGTGCTTCATCTAAAGATGGACAGGATTCCAATCCAACATCTGATATTTATACTGATGTAGAGAAATATGAGAGAGTTGGTCTTTGGAATGTATACAGGGAAGACGGCGAATGGGTACCTATTCTTACAAAAGGTGGATACGAGGATAAAACCGTTAAGAGTAAGTACATGATAGCTGTTGTGGCTAGAGGTGGTGTCGACACCAAAGATGTCTTAATTAGATTTGAGCCATCCCCGTATGATGAGATTAATTACATAGACGGCAAATGCTACCTTGATACAGAGAGATTCAACTCCCAGGGCATGGTAGAGCCTACTAAAGACACAATAACCGCTATGAATGATATATTCAACGGTACTCTTGATGCCATGTGGCAGAACCTGATGCCACCCACTGTCGTGAATAGTGCGGCATTATGGGATTGGGATACAATGGTGTATGCCCCTCAGCAACGTTGGATACTTAGTGGTGATCCGCATTCGTCTGTACAGTTTGTCAATCCTCCGAATGTAGCTCGTGACGCATGGCAATCATACGGTATCCTTGATAATGAAGCACAACAGATGGCAATCACAAATGCTATGGCAGGTGCAGGGAAAGAGAAGACCGCTACAACTAACGTAATGAATGCTCAGTTGTCAGCAGGAAAGCTTGATTTTATAGTCCACATGATAGAGAACACTATCCTTATTCCTTCTGCACAAATGGACATCAGATTTGCCAAAAAGTTCGCAAAACAACAAACATTAGACCTGATTGTAACAATGGCATCCATAAAACAAGGGATTAAGCCTGAATCATTCCAATTTTCTGAATGGGAAGAGATTTATCAGTACGTTCCTGCTGCATCAGGTGTAAAGGTAGAAGCACAAAAAGAGAAGGAAACACAGGAAGATATCCAGATGTTACAAATGCTTGGTGCTGTTAATAATCCAAATACCCCCAAGATTATTAATAAAATCCTTGCTAATATCTTTAGAAACAGGGATATGCCGGTAGAATCTGAGTTGTTAGATGAAGATTACTTTGAACCACAGGGTGATGCAGCTAATATGCAGCAGATTATGAAGAACTTTGGTGGAGCATCTAATGAACAAGGAATACCAATGTCACAACAAGAACAGTCTGTGCGTAAAACAATAAATACTCCAAGGGGGATGTGATGGAATTAAGAGCCGTACTTAATGAGATTCTATTTGGTGATGTGCCAGATAAACTACCAGACCCGAATAAAGAACAAAATATTCCAAGATTAAAAGCAATACAGTTAGAAAGGGAGCAGAAGTACAGGAGGTTCTTTTCTGGAGTAGGAGAACCATTGCTTGACAGGTGGAAGGATAAATTACGTGAGAATACATTGAATTTATTTGCTGTAGAACCAGATTGTGGGTGCTCAACCTGCAATAAAATAAGAGAGATAACAACTATTTTGAAGATGTTATCAGAAGCAGAATTAATTATTAATAAGGAGTGATAATGAGTGACGATACTGTAGATACAGCCGTTGAACCAGTTTTTTCAGAAGAACAGCAAGTGTACATGGATAAGATGTTAGAAAAGCAGACAGAAACTTTAACTGCTAAACTGACATCACATTTCGGTCGTATCTCAAAAGAGCAGGTGAATAAGTCTGTTAAAGAAAAGCTAGACCCTGAAAAAATAAATGAGTCATTATCCAACAGGTTATTCGGTGGAGATGTGAATGGCGCAGTGCGAGACATTATTAAAAACGTCAGAGAAGAAGAGTCACAACTTGCAACACAAAAGAAGCAGATGGTTCTTTCTGAAATGGAAAAGTTTGAAGATAAGCCTTTGTACAAAGAAACAAAAGATGAAATCTTAAAGCTTGCTAATGATGCAATTAATAATGGGTTCCCTCCAGCACCTGCTGTTGAACTTGCTTACGAAAAAGCAGGGAAGTATTTCCTGCAAAACAAAGACCCTGATTACAAACTTCAGATGTCTGGCTCAGGTAAGACACCTGTAAGAACAAAGAAGACAAAACTGCCGAGTGAATTCAAAGCTGCTGCTGCACGAGATATAGCAGATGGTCTTTACAAAGACGAAGCAGAATACTTAGAGCAACTATCTCCTGCAATACGGGAGAAGTACAATATTTAACGCCCAGTAGGATACGTTAGGAGGGTTTATGACAACCCCAACAGGTAATGAGGATTACCAGTACGTTAAATGTACAAACTGTGGTTTCCCCTGTAAACTAGATAGGGATAAAATCAGAGAAGGTAACGGTAATTCGTACTATGAACTAACCCATACACAAGACCAGGCTCCGAACGATTGGACAGTACGCTTTGGATGCCCACAATGTGGAAAGGGTGATTACACAAAAAGGTAAATAAAATGGAGATTATACGAGATTTAGCCGGTGGTGGTAGACCTTCACCTATTAACGTATTCTACAATACGGATGATGATGCCGACTCCGCTACTACACGGTACAAAGGTTCTCTCTGTAAGCTCATGGATTGGAATAATGCTGCTGGCATTCAGTTCACATGGGCAGGAGAGTCTGTGACTTACGAGAATATTGCAGGTATTCTTGCAGAAGAGGTTGGAGCTAATGCTTCAACTCATAATGATGATAACGGGTATTTACTGAATGATGCTTCTTACGGTGCGTCAACCAAAAAGGTTTACCCACTACTTCCAACTTCTGTTGTGAGAGCAGAGTACTCTCAGACAGACCCTGCTGGTACAAGTAATCTTGATACCAATATGACAGGGACAACTACTACTATTACAGCAGGTGATGGTATTACTACTAACGACCTGATGATTGGTGGATGGCTGTACTTCACAAATGGTACTTGTCAGAATCAGCTGCATTACATAACTGACTCTGCATCAGCTAACACCTTAACGTTGGCTACAAGTATCGCAGGAACAAACGCTGCAACAGACGACATTGTTGTTGTGAACCCACCTCACACTCTGTGGATGGCTCTTGATGCTACTTACACAAACATCCTCTCTGAGGTTGATGATGGTGCAAGAACTCTGCCGGTAGTTGGATTAGGAACTTTTATTTCTGCACCTGGTATTCCTTACCAGAGACTTGACAGAGATAAGCATGATGGTCTGAGTATTGCTAACGCAAGATTCTACCATGAATTTGTAATTGGTGGCAGTGCTACGCTTGGTAACGTATGGCGTGATACTGTAGTCAGAGCATAGGAGGTAACCAATGGGTACGCATTTAACTGAAAATTTTGGCGATCTTCTTGATCCTCGCATGAGGAAGATTTATGACAAACAGTACGAAGAAAGAATAGATACGAGTATGATCCCAAAGATATTCGGGATGAAAACTTCTAACCGTAATTACGAGATCATGTCTGGTATCGGAGCAATGGGTGACTATCAGGATTTTGATGGCACTATTTCTTATGATACTGTCGGACAGCTTTATGATAAAACCTTTACTTTCCCTGAAAAAGCACTTGCTTTTAAAGTAGAGCGCAAACTGTATGATGATGATCTTTACGGCAAAATGGATCAAAAGCCTTGGCAAATGGCTGTATCAAGAGCGAGAACTCGTGAGAAAACCGGAGCTGATATATTTAATTCAGCATTCGTCGGAACTGATGGAGCAGACGGTGTTTCTCTGTGTAACGCTTCTCATCCCTACTCACCAGATGATGCTACAACTCAGAGCAATGCAGGTTCAACTGCACTGAGTGCTACTGCTGTAGAAGCAACTCGTAGGATTGGTCATAACAGTATCTTTAATGACAGAGGAGAACTTCTTTCTGTTAATTACGATACAATTCTTTGTACTATAAACAATGAAGAGACTGCTTGGGAATTGATCAATTCTTCTGGCAAGGTTGACACTGCTGATAACAACAGAAACTTTCACAAAGGTAGATATAATCTTGCAGTTTGGGATCGACTCACTGACTCTAATAACTGGTTTATGATGGACTCTAATCTTTGTAAACAGTTCTTGCTGTGGTGGGACAGGGTAAAGGGTGGTATCAAGATGGATACTGACACTGATACTCTTGTTGCTAAGTGGTATGATTATGAGCGTTACACAGCAGGGCATTCAGATTGGAGGCCCGTGTATGGACACGCAGTGTCGTAAGGTAGACATTTAGCCTATTGACATGACATCTCTTGTGTGTTATATTATAGTTAGTAATTAACACACAGGAGGTTATATGAAAGCAATTTATGGAAAAAAGAAAGTCAATGGTAAAATCATTAGAGTTATTAAAATTCTGGATGATAGAAAATGTTTAGAATGTGATGAAGTATTTACACCTAAAAGAAGTGATTCAAAATATTGTTCCCGGAAGTGTGGGAATAAAGCTGAAAGAAAACGTAGTAGAAAAGCGAATGCGGAACGGTCGAGAAAATGGTACGCAAAAAATAGAACCAAAGAGTTGGAAAGAAGGCGTAAATACAGACAAGATAATATTGAAAAAATTCGCAAACAAAATAGAGAGTGGGCTAAAAGAAATCGTGATAAGGTTAGAACTAAAGATCAAAAGTATAAAGATAAAACGCAGACATTATTTGAAGCATGTGAGATTCTTGAAATATCACGATCTGCATTATATGACAAACGCAAAAAGTTTGATTTAATTTAACCCTATTGGAGGGAAACAATCCCCTCTGGTTCTTAGAACTGATAGGAGGTAATTTGGGCTACACACACTTTTCAGCAATAAGTGCTGATACAATAGCGACAGGACAGAAAGGTTCAGAGGTCGCTTTAACAGCCACTACTACAGAGATTAATAGTGTAGTAGATGGTTGTACCGCAACAGCAGCAGAGATCACTAGAGCATGTGATAAATCTGGTTCTGTAGTGACGTCAGGAGCATCTACTCTGACCATCACAGAGGCACTACATGGCGATAGAATAATAACGATAGGTAAGACCACAGGTGAAGTTGTAACACTCCCTGCTGCCACAGGAACAGGCAATAGGTATACATTTATTGTTACTGTAGCTGCCACATCCAATGCGAATATTATAAAGGTTGCTAATGGAACCGATGTATTCGATGGATCAAAAGCTTACGGTGTTGATGATGATGGAGAAGGTGCAACTGGTTATCAGTGGATGGCAGAGACAGGTGACGATACTCTGACTATGAATGGGACAGCAACAGGCGGTAAGGTTGGTGACAAAATAGAAGTGATTGATTACAAATCAGGATTCTTTTGTGTCACTGCAAATCTTATTCAGTCTGGCGGATCAGAAGCAACCCCTTTTAGTGCATCTGTCACATAGTGATAATTAATATAATAGGAAAAGGAAAAGGTTGGCAGGATGCCCCCCTCGATGGCGAGATTTGGGGTGTGAATGACTTATTCGTGCGTAGAGATGTTTCATTAATCTTTCAGATGCACGACCTCAATATACAGAATGACCTTGTAAACGCTACTTGTGAGTACTCGTTAAAAACAGGTACTCCGATTGTCGCTCAAAGAGAATACAAGCACATTCCAAATATAATCCGATTCCCATTAGAAGAGATGCACTGTGATTACTTTGGGAATAGCGTATCTTTTATGATAGGGTACGCTATACACCAAGGTGCTACTGAAATACATCTGTATGGATGCAATCAGTTAGCAGGTACAGACTACTATAATGGTAAACCGAGTATTGAGTACTGGTTAGGGTATGCAAGAGGACTTGGGATACAAGTAAAGATTCATGGAGTAAAAACTACCTTACTTAAAACCAAGGACAACATCTTGTACGGTTATTTAACAAAGCAAGAGAGGTAATATGGCTAAGAAAACAGATTTAACCCTGGTTACTCCACAGCAGGTTCAGGAGATTAAACGGGACATTAAACACTTAGAGAACATGCTTGAAAGGGATAAACGCTCAGGTTCCCCTAAGATTCAAGACACAGAAGAGTTCAGAGCCGAAATTACAAAAAAGAAAAAGATTCTTGAAACACACGCACCAAGACCGTTTAGAGGCAAGAATAAAGACAAAGCTGCTAAACGGATTAAGGAGCTAGATACTTTTATTCAAGAGCATATGCCAAGGAGTAGAGATTACTTCCAGAGTGCTCCAAAGGGTTGTAACAACGACTTTGAGAGAACAGTGCAACAACAGATAGCATTCCAGACTAATCCAAATATCCAGAAAGCTATAGCAGAACGGAAGCATTTGCTAGGTAGACTAGAACCACATGACCCTGTAATCAGAAATATTGAGAACTTACGTAGATGATAATCCATAAAGAATTATTCCTCCCATCCACATCTGGTGGGGAGTGGTCTGGTAACACAGAGAGCATACCGAGTGGTATGTGTCACCAAGTGCACGTAAAGAGTGAAACCTCAAGTACTGTATTTGATATTACTATAACAGATGAGAATGATATTGATATACGGGAATACACTGGTGTGGTTGGGTTATTGAATGATCTTACACCATTCTTGGCACGAGGGGTACACACTGTGAGTATCCAAAATGCAACAGAGGATGAGGATTTTAAGGTTCTCTTATGTTTCAAAGAAAAATAAAAGTATGGTGGATAATATAGCTGGAACATTGGCTGATGGCACTATGCCTGGATTAGCGTACGATGCACTTTTAGGAGCGAGTTTAAATACAGGGTTAGTGTATCAACGTATTCACAACGGAGTTATTGTAGCATCCTCTCAAATTAAAACATTAGGTGACTGGTTGTCTTTACCTGAGACAGAGATAAAAGTCCATGTGAGTGATGGGACTAATACATTTATTTCACTAGTTGGTGATTTCACGGAACCTGTTATATTGAAGTCTGAAGATGATGATGAGCTTAGAATAACCGTATCAGAAGACTTGAGTGGATTACTTCATCTCAAGGCAAGTGCAGGATGTAAGGAGGAAGACAGATGA